ATGTGTGGACGTTTTGCACAAGCACAAACCCGTGAAGACTATCTGGCATATCTTGCCGATGAAGGCGATCGTGACATTGCATATGACCCGGAACCAATTGGCCGGTACAACGTGGCGCCCGGCACCAAAGTGCTGCTGCTGAGCGAACGCGATGAGCTATTACATCTCGATCCTGTGTTCTGGGGCTACGCGCCCGGGTGGTGGGATAAAGCGCCTTTGATTAACGCGCGCGTCGAGACGGCGGCCACCAGCAGAATGTTTAAACCTCTGTGGCAGCATGGCCGGGCGATCTGCTTTGCCGATGGATGGTTCGAATGGAAAAAGGAAGGTGACAAGAAACAACCCTACTTCATTCACCGGGCAGACGGCCAGCCCATATTCATGGCAGCGATCGGCAGCAGGCCATTTGAACGCGGCGATGAAGCAGAGGGCTTCCTGATCGTGACATCTGCTTCTGACAAAGGACTGGTCGATATCCATGACCGTCGGCCACTGGTTCTGTCGCCGGAAGCTGCAAGCGAATGGATGCGTCAGGATGTAGGAGGGAAAGAAGCTGAGGAGATAATAGCCGACGGGATAGTCCCCGCCGACAAGTTTATCTGGCATGCCGTTACGCGTGCCGTGGGTAATGTGAAGAATCAGGGACCAGAACTTATAGAGCCCGTCACTTAACCACAGGAAGATCTGAAAACCGGGTGGTGTAGCGTGGAGAAAGCATTTCACGCTTCATCTGCCATTGCTGCTGTATACCCTGCCCGGCAAAATAGAGCGTGCCCTTTCCGTCCTTTGCATTCAGGTGATCCAGTACCTCCATTAACTTCTCACTACCAGCTCGGGGAGCACTGTCATCGAACAGGTTTAGTTGGGCCACGCCCTGGCTGAAGAAGTCGCCCAGCATGACACCCGCTTTCTGGTACCGGTGACCGTCCTTCCAGATTTTGTCCAGACACTTTACCGCGGCGTTGATGATGTCTCTGCTGTCCTGCGTTGGCGTGAGCAGTCTTACCGATGCGCTATTTCCGTAATACGGCTCATTAAGGGCAAATGGAGAGGTCTTAACGAAGGCGGATATAAAACGGCAATACTGGTGCTCGCCGCGAAGCTTCTCAGCACCACGGGCCGCGTAGCTGCAAATAGCCTGCCGCATTTGCTCATAGTCAGTAATGCGTTCGCCAAACGATCGGCTGCATACAATTTCCTGCTTCACCGGCGCGAACTCCTCCAGATCCAGGCATGGCTCGCCGCGCAGTTCCCGGACGGTTCGCTCCAGCACAACGTTAAAGTGTTTGCGAATGATCCATGTACTCTGCTCAGAGAGTTCCAGTGCTGTTTTGATGCCCATGGCGTTCAGCTTTTTGCTAATGCGACGACCAACGCCCCAGACATCCTCTACAGGAACGAGCGCCAGCAACCTCCGCTGTCGGTCGACGTTTGAGAGGTCAACCACCCCGCCGGTCTGCCGTTGCCATTTTTTCGCAGCATGGTTAGCCAGCTTCGCCAGCGTCTTGGTCTGGGCTATGCCGACACCGACTGTAAGATGCGTCCGCTGTAAAATAGTCGCGCGGATCTCTTTCCCAAATTCAGTCAGGTCCCGGCAGTTTCTTACGCCAGTCAGGTCGCAAAAGGCTTCGTCTATGCTGTAAATTTCCACGCGGGGGCTCATTTCTTCCAGCGTAGTCATTACCCGGCTGGACATGTCTGCATAGAGCTCGTAGTTGCTGCTGAAGCATACAACACCAGCGCGCCGGAATAATTCCTTCTGCTTGAAGAACGGCTCACCCATCGCTATCCCGGCTGCCTTTGCCTCGGCGCTGCGCGCGATTACGCAACCGTCATTGTTCGACAGAACGACAACAGGCCGCCCGCGCAGGTCTGGTCTGAATACCGTCTCGCAACTGGCATAAAATGAGTTCACATCGACCAGGGCAAACATCACATCACCGGATAGTCGTCTACCCACACCGGGCTAATGGTATGAGTCACCACACCAACAAAGCGAACGTCATCTAATGCCTCGCCTTCTATGGCCTCACCATCATCAGTGATCAGCGCATCACCGGCCCAGTATGCGTGCTGCTGGCGTCCGCAAAACCAAATGAGCAATATGTCTCCGCGCTTAAGCAACGTTGAGTTCTCAATGACATCGTAGCCGTCCTGCGTTTCGACAATGTTGGCAGATGGAGGAAGGAAAAGCTCTGCTGCCGTAATGAATGTGGCGTGCATATCTGCTGTGCTTGTCATAGTCACCTCACAAAACAACTGTATATGTATACAGTATTATCATTTGCAGGCACAGATCAAGCGAAGCGAGTGAACTGATTTATAAGTGGCGGTTGGTACTGAGAATTTAGTTGTGAAAAACCCGCCGAAGCGGGTTTGTAACTTACTGCGATTAGAAAATCTTTCTAAGGTCTACACCATACACTGCAAGCCATGCCGCTCGAGGCCAAGACTTAACGCTACCGAAGCGAGGATCTTCAACATCGTGCGGGGTAGCATCATTCTCCCGGCACCATTTGCGAAGTGGTTGCCATTTGAATTTCTGTCCCAGCTTCTTTTCTACCGGGATAATGGCGGCATAGTTCTTACCCTCTCCGACACGCTCTGCAAGTTTGTTTTTGGCTCTCACCGCTGCTGATGCAGTAGCCATAGCGGTAACTTCTCGTTTTTCTGAGATCCAAAGCTTCTCTTTTACTGCTCGGTCACGCTGCTCTGTGATGATGCGGTTTTCCTTTACCTTTGACAGCAGATCTTCCAATGCTGCTTCATAGGTAAGTGGAATGCCAGCAGAGGCGACTGGACGAAAATACGAGTCCTCCAGACGTTCGAAAAAAGACCAGGCCTCGTCAGTGTCGACAATTTTAGACATACGGGCAGCCCCCTTCTCGGTCCATAAAATAACGGAACGGGCTTTGCTCGAAATTTGTGCGTGACTATTAGTCACTCGCAAATCCTTCAACTCTTGACCTTTAATATTGAAGATGTGAATGCCATCAACGAAGCGGCTAGCGTTGCGTGACAGGTTTTTCCGGATGTTAGCCACGTCCGAACCATACCCTGCTGCCAGCGTTTCAGTCGTAACAACACGAAAGCCCTTCCATTCAATAACCGGCAGCGGCTGGGGATCGACATTTCGCTCTTGAACTGCTAAATTTAATAAAGTCATCGGTTGGACCCTTATGACATGTTTCGATGGAAGCCGGCAGCTCGTAACTGTCGGCTTTTCTGTTTGCATCACTGCAAAATTTCCTGACGCAGATGCGGTAATACCCTGCTCCAGTTATCATCCTTCCATGGTTGAAATTCGATATGCGCCGTTTCTCTCTTGAGAACTTCACGGCCTTTATTCAATGTGCGGGTAAATTCGTGGCCAATTGAGTAGAAATGTCCAGCCTGTCGGTGTTCAGCTACCTTAAGAAGAGGGTAAATGTCTCGGCAGGCAGTAATCATCACCGCTCCTGCACGCCACAACCAAGCTAAGTCACAGAGTTCTTGGTCCGTGAACTGCTTAGCGATCGGTGAGTGCTGAACCTCACGATCCAGAATATCCAGCACCCAACGGCGGAATTCTTTGGCTACATCAGTACGGGCAAACATCGCAATCAGGTGAGCGCCTCGAAGGGAGAAGACACGGACCTTTTTACGGTAGTTTCCTGAGGTACTCACTTCAAGTACCTGAGTCATACCGTTGGTGAACTCATCAGCATATTTGTTATAAATCATCGTAACTGCGCGACTATTAGAGTACTGGAGAGCCTTAGCGAGATCTGAAGACGTCAGCCAGGTTCCAGTAATGTTTGAGACCGGAACCAGCGCTTTACCTTGGAAGTTAAGATCTGATTTTGCTACAATATTCATGTCGATAATTCCTGTCTGGGATTTTTTCGATGAGAGGCCCAGGGTGTTAGCGCACTTCTGGGCTTCGCTTTTTTTATCAAGCATTGGCAGTAGCCTTACTTAAGATTTCATCGGCAAGTTGCAGGCGATAAAGGACTTCGTTATTTGCGGAGCGAAACGAACGCTTTGCTCCCTCTGTAATCTTTTCCTTCATTTCTGCTGGCATTCGAACCAGCATGTTATTGCATGCTTTAACTTCAGGCTCTTTCATGTGATACTCCTTTGATTGCGGAACAATATCATAATACTTCATCAATATGATATTTCAACCATGAAAAGTGAAGTTTAATGAAAAAGTTGAAAATCAAATCCGGATTCTGGGAAAGGGTGTCAAAAGCGAGAGCTCTTAACTCCCTGACACAAAAAGAGTTAGCTGATTTAGTCGGGGTTTCTCAGCGACAAATTGCTGCATATGAAAATGTAGAGTCGGAACCAAGAGAACGAACTTTGATGAAGTTAGCGGAAGCTTTAGGAACGACACCAGAATGGTTAGCAACTGGCGAGGGAGAAAGTAGGATCAAAGCCAGGATATCTCCTGCTGACACAGCAAGGAAAATTCCAATCATCGCATTGGAAGATGTGTTCTACCATTTGATGACGCCAGAAAGAGAGCGTAGCGGCCTAAAGTTTCACCCAACAGCCCTCGAGTTGTCTGATTTAGCGTTTGCACTGATCATGACCGATGAATCAATGCACCCTCTATTCCCTTTGGGATCAGTGGTGATTTTTGAGCCCTGCATTTACGCTAAAGGAGGTGATTTTGTCGTTGCCGCTCAACTTGACAAGCCATCTATATTTCGCCAGCTTTTGACGGGAGTAAATTCTTCAATACTTTCTCCCTTAGATACCAGATATCCTACAGATACATTTGAGCAAGCAAATACCGCTCTAATACCTGCTGTAGCTGTAGAGACATACCTTCCAGCCAGAGAAAGAATGTGGGACCGTGACGGGTACGAGCCATTTTGGGGTATTGGTAAAGAGCAGTTTCTGAAAAAATAAACCAACCTAATTGTTAAAGAGCGCCTTCTGGAGTGATTAAAGCTCAAGAAGGCGCAGATAGATATGGTTACAAATGCATAAATTACTCGTCAGGTAATTTGAATAGTTATGATGATGTAGTGATGACGCTAAAGGATAAAAAGCCCACCGGAGTGGGCATCTTTTATTGAACATCGACACTAGCAATGTGCTCTACAATTGCCGTAAGCCTACCTCCTGAAGAGGTTGAACCGGCTGTTTTGTTGATGGCAATGCTATTGCCGGAGGAAGTGATACTAATTGACCCTGTGTTTGCGTTTGTCTTCACTCCCGCTACTGACTCAACGTAATAAGGGGTGGTGGCCCCATAAAATAAGTACCCCTCTGTAAATAACTTAGCTGCCTGCGAATCCCTACTTGAGTTGTACATTACAGATACTTTTATTGCCGTTCTCCCGGCCACAGTTCTTATTGGAATTGATAAAGTAGTTGCTGAATTTTCTGCCACATCAACAAATGTTGCGTAGATTCTTTGCATTGTGTCAGAGTTTGCGGTTGTTAACACGTCGAATCCACGACAGTTGCTAACCTGCCTGCAAAGCACATCAAGGAAGGTTGTAGATCCTGGAGTGGTATCAAGATAACTTATTGGCGCTGTCTTCCCATCCCCAAGATTGCAGTTTTGGAGACGAACTATCGCTTTAACATACTGAGAATTACCCCTACTAATTTGCACCACGGCTGATGATGGAGATGATGATATGCCTGAGGCCTGAATATTCCTAAGAATCACCTCATTGAAAATATATGCTGTAGGGCTTGAGTTCCCAACCAAGCCATAGAAATAACACATGTTTTCTATAATGGTGTTACATTTAATGTTCTCGGCAACATAACCATCGTATGTTCCTGAGAAGTTATTGAAAAACGATACCAGCCTAGGAATTATGTCTGTCGAATCATCACAATGGACATCTATATTCCGAAGCGCAACCCCCTTAAAAACCGTGGCCCCGCTAACATACCCACCAGAAACAATAGATTGCGGAGCAGAACCATCAGCATAATAGCAACTCAAACCGTCAAGCGATCCTCCCGCCTGCAAATCAACCTCAGTTTGCCCAGCCCCAACAGTGAAAGACTGAGTGCGTTTAGCTGTAATATTTGATATACGGCTATTCATAATCTGCGATTTAACAGAACGCTTCTGACAGTCTTCAAAGTAGGAGTCGTCACAAATAAATACAGCAGCTGGATAATTTGGGCTTAGTGCAAAAATACCATCAGCATCCTGATATGGAGCTACACGCCTGATATCAAGACGTGTACAGATAGCAAGTTTGAAGTTATGGATAAGTATCCCCCTCCCAACATTTGTACCTGTACCGGCGTTTGTGATGTCGTAGACGGAGGAGTTGTCAATAACTACCTTATCCCAAAATACTGATGAATCGGATGTTGCGAAAATACCTGAAGCCAGTCCTGTGGTTGTCTCTCTAAAGTTACGCCCTTTAAACCCACTAATATAAAGTTGGGCTTCATTGCTGGATGCGTTTAAATATAGCCCTTTAGCTGGAACAGAGTTCCCATTAAGAGCTATATCATTGAGAATTATACGTGCAGAGGTGTTAATTTTAAACGCAAATGTCGCTGAACCTCCTACGTAATTCAAAGCTCCATTGGATATAACCAAGTCAGAAACTTCTGTTAAATTAATTCCTGAAAAAGAAATTGTTAACCCTTGAAGATCAATCTTCCTTCCGTTCCTGTTGGTAATCAATGACAAAAGCTTTTGCGTCTCGTCTGTACCATCTCCTTTTATACCAAAATCTGAAGCTGTATAAACATCAAGGTTTTTATCTGTTTGAGTTCTTTTCACAGAGCTCGTATAAGGCAGCCTTGTAGCAACCAGATTAGATCCATTATCGCTCGCCAACTCTTGCCGGAGAGTATCCCCATCAATAAGGGATAAATGGGTAACGTCTGAAGACCAACTTGTTGCATCTGTACCTGTTGTTGTGAAATCTAAATCTGTTTCAGCATTCAACTTCCAGTATTGCCCATCGTAGCGAATATACTGGTTTCGCTCGGTAAACGTTAGCGGTCCATCTACGTAATCACCTAAAAATTGATATCCAGAAGAGACTAAAAACTGCTGAAAAATCTGGTCCCATTCATAAATCTTCGAGTCGAATAGTGCCTTTAAGCCTTGCACGGTATAGTGCTTGTTACCGAAGCGGTCAATATACCATTCAGCAAATGAAGTAATAACTTCATCAAACTTACCAGCGTTATACTTCAGGTCGCGATAGGATTCGCTCGGTACTGGCAGGTTGGTAGGTGTCGTAGCCATATTAGTTCCATAAAAAAACCCGGCGCGGTGGCCGGGTCTGGTTGGTCGGGGACGGTTCTTATTGGTAGATGGCGTCGCTGTATTCCGCGACGGTCAGAGATACCGTGTTATCTGTGTTCGGTTTGATGCTGTTGACCGTCCATAGTTGGCTGTCCAGTTCCTCCACTGTCGCAATGAGATAGCGCGACGGGAGCTGCACAGTGTCTCCGTTCCAGATATTGAGCTGAATGTTGGGGATAGCCGCGGTGAATCCGTACTTCGTGTCGCTGCGGGCGGTGGCCGGATAGCGCAGACTTGGGTTGCCCAGGCTGTCGGTGACAAGCACATACATCGAGCCGGCAAACGTGATCGGCTCGCTGGTATCGAAGTTATTCCCGGCGCGGCCAGTGATGTAACCCTGTTGCTGGTTGCTGTCGTAGATGTCAGGCATCTGGATGACGCTGCCAACCTGGATAATTCCGTCCTCGAAAACTTTGGCGTTCATCTTCACCCGGGAGTAAATCAGACGTTTCGTTTCGCGCAGCGCGCGCTCCCGAGCCTGGTACTCATTACGGAACCCGACGATCTCCAGCTTGTTAGGGTTTTCCGCTTCCTGTTCGACGATGGCGCCGTTCAGCACGCGGTAGTTGATGTACGTCTTGTTGTTCATTGTGGGGTGAACATAGGACACCTGCACGCCGTCATAACCGCCTGGGAGAGTGGCCTCGTACGTCATTTTGTACTCGTCCGTCTTCATGTTAGCCCGGTTGAATACGGCAGCCGGGTAATCAACTTTCTGATCACGGGTAAACGTCAGTACGCCGTCATCCCAGTACGCCACAACAGATGCCGCATTGCAGATGGCCTGCACGCGGTCGCCGAGAGAGTCGTTCTCGTCGTCAAACGTGTAGTCGAAGTAACCCAGCCGTTCATCAGGCAGGCTTTCGACGATTGAGTACAGCCCGTACAGGTCGATGCTGCTTACCGGTTGCTCACCCATAATCAGCCAGGTGTGCGCCACCGCATCAGCGAACGAGCGCGACGGACGCAGCGTGTAATCCACCGTCTGCGTGTCCAGGTCGTACGTAATGGTGTGGCGCGTCACCAGTGCGTTATATTTGCGCTCGCGGCTGCCAAGAGCGTTCTCTGTCGCGCGGACTTTTACTCGCACAAGCGTGTCGGTCGGGTGAACGACGTTTGTCCTGATGTTGATGCTGTGGATCTCTTCGACCTTCAGCAGTGACGCGTCGCCGGAGTTATCCGTGCGCTGGAAGCTGACCGCGTACTTCCCGAAACCGCCGGACGGTGTGATTTTGTCGGTGCGGTAGAAGACTTCGCTGGTTGATTGGTGCGGTGTCGTCTGCCTGTATGTAAACGTCTGCTGCGTACCAGGGACTTGGTTGTACTCGTCGTCGATCTTCCAGATAACCACCTTCCAGTTGGTCTCTTTCTTCCCGCCGAGGCTGGACTGAGTATGCAGCCACAGCTGATTTGACTCGACCGGGGAAAAGAACGGCCCAACCACTAGCGCCTCGTTATCGTTAAGGATGAATTTCGTGGTGTTGATCGTGGCATTCGCCGGGATGTCCTGCGGCCCCTCCAGCTGGTTCATCGTAAACGTGTACCAGCGCACCGGGTTAACAACCGCGCCGTCGTTTGTTTCAACGGCGGAGATCAGCGTGCCTGAGAATGTAGCATCGGTAGTCACGTTGCCGGAGGCCGTGCTGTACGTCACGTTGATGGTAAAGGTTACAGCGTGCGGCAGAACCAGCCCCATGAAATAGTCGAACTCAGCCTGCTTAACGATTTTCATCGCTATCTGGCCGCCGGAATACGTTCCGCTGACAACCGTGTTTGCCGTTGCTGTTTCGATCGGGAAGTCGCTGGCTTCGTTCTGACCGGGAACTTCCTGACCGTCAACGTCATCGAATCCGTATCCTTCGACGATCTGCGGGATAACTTCGCCAGGCTGGAAGAACTGGAATTCAGCGCCTGCCAGCGAACCGAGGCTGGATTCTGAGTAGCGCACGGACTCATAATCGTATTTGCCGATCCCGATACACATCCATTCAGTGACGTACTTAAGGCCGCCATCTGTGGAAGTCTGGTGAACGTATTCAAATACCGACTCCTGAATCAGATCCGGGAACGAACGAATCTGCCCGTAGATGTCCGGCTTGGCTTTATATACGCGCGCCGTGTTTGTCTGACCGGTCAGGCTATTGTTGGGCGAGTCGACGGTATTACCGCCGTTGTTCGCGATTGCCGGCTTTGGCGCCAGGAACGAAAACACCTGCCCCACCACTTTAAAGATCGGGCTCAGGATGTCGCCGACAATACCCTTTGGCTGGTCGAATATCTGGATGTGGTCCAGCTCACTCAGTTTAAACGCCAGCTCATCATCGTCGCCCAGCTTTACGCCGTTGCGGACGATCAGCAGGTCACGGTGAAAGGTAGCGTCATTGGCCGCCAGCCAGTCATAAAAAAGGGTGCCGTTTGGCACCCTGCAACGCAGCTTAGGCGTTCCTGGGAAGTTCGATATCTCAACCAGCGCCATACGAAAAATACTCCACTTTGGTGAATGCCCGCTGAATGACCAGCAACGAGTCCATGCGTACGCTTCCGTTCTCGCCGCGTGAATGCAGCGCCTGCCGGTTCAGTATCAGGCCAACATGCGCCGGTTGCGCGCCGCGGTACCCGACGAATATCCCGCCCTCTTCCGGTTTATCGACCTTGTGCCAGAAAACGACGTCGCCCTGATAGCAGGTGAAGAAGTCGGCCCCGGCTTCGTAGTCCGGCGTCTGGTGCAACTCAATGCCGAGTACGTGACGGTAATACAGAACCACCAAACCCCAGCAATCGACTTTCTCGAAAGAACAGGCCCTATTAGCCCACGGCACGCCGATCATCCTGCTGATAAAATTAGAGGTACTGAAGGCCAGTGTATTCCGTTGGGTCATAGAGCCTTCCGATGTTGTTGTTCAGCGGGTTGGTGACAGACAGAGTGACCGAGGCGGAGTCTGCGTCGATGTCCACCGTCTTGACGTATAACTGCCAGGACTTAATCGGCACAGACACGTCTCCGCTGTCGAATATCTGCCGCGTGGCCGTGATGGCTGTCAGCCTGTCCGCCCCCTTCCACTGTTTCATCAGCGCTTTGATGTCAGACGACAGACGCCCTAACTTCACCGTAGCGTCGATCACCGGCGTACCGCTCTGCTGGCTCTCTTCGATTTCAAAACGGGCGGGTGTGTACGTCTGGCCGCCAAGCGTCTTCGGGAAGAACTGCTTATCGACCAGGCGGACATAGCCGAAGGATGGATGGTAGAACGTGATGGTGTCGTACAGTCCGCGCGTCGGGCGCTGCTGCTTGTACTCCCTGAAGCTCGGCATTACGGCACCCTCGGTAGTGATTCCGGATCGCGCCCATCCGGATAACCCGTAACAACGATATCCAGCCACGAATCCCACGGCGGAGGCAGCTCAACAATGATGTCGTCAAACTCGTCGTCAGCGTTGTACAGATGGTTGGCGATAACGGTTCCCGTCCAGGTCACTACTCCGCCGTCGATACTGGTTTGCACCGGCATCTGCGTGAAGTGAAGCTCCTGCAATTGCAGGCCACTACCGCCCAGATTGATATTCATCCGGAACCAGTTCAGGCCCCGGTTGAGATAGTTCGGGCTGCGTAGCCACTGCTGGAAAGCGCGCTCCTGCGCAAGAGTGAAGATCCACGTCAGTGACCAGGTCACTTTAAGGTCGTCGGTTTGGTTCTCGAAGATAGCCGGGCCGACCGCTGGCTGATCGGTCTGAAACCCGGTATCAAGCGTCATGTTTTTGCTGGCCTTCTGCGCCAGCGGCAGCCAGTCGGGATAGTCGATAATTGGCATCTAAACTCCAGGCATTAAAAAACCCGCCGGAGCGGGTTTGCTTAATCAACAAGCCGGGGCCCGGTTGGTGCCTCGTAGATATTGATTTTTATGTCAACGATTTCGCCATTATTGGTAAATTCCAGCTCTTCCCCAGCAGGCGTTATTCCCTTGATTGTTGATCCATCACTTAGAGTAAACACAAACTCGACCGCCCTGTTCGGGCGTATCCTGTGTGGTTTACCTATCTCCGTTGGTATTGACTGCACTTCGCCCGGCTCAATTACCACGTAAATCTCCTTATCCCTGACCGTTCGGGGTTCTTTTCACGTTGAAATTACTGGTTATACCCTGACTTATCGGGCCACCATTATTCAAATCCGCGATAATCGTAGTGAGGGTAATACTACCATCTGAGTTCACAGTTCCCTGAGAATCAACAGTAGCAGAGGTGTAATTCTGCACGATATTGTTGATTATTACACCACTCCCGCTCTGCATATCCTTGTTGCTAATTACCTTGCCGTTGTCGCCCGGTATCATGTACTGCCTACCGGTACTGGCCTGGTAAATCTCAGGTTTCCCTCGCTCACCGACCTGATACATGCTTCCCGCTGACACAGGTCCGCCATTGTATCTGGCCCCAGCCAAAGCCAGCCCTTGAGCAAGCCCAACGGTAGATGCAATACCAGCCATCGCAGGCGCTGAGTTTGCGCCAAAGGATGCCAGGCTGGCCAGCGCTGCGGCTGGAGCCCATGCGGCCGCCGTCGTGGTAGCCATACCGACAGAAGCAGCGGTAGAAGCTGCGCCCAATGTCTGACCGATAATGAAGTTTTTGAGAGCCTCAACCCCAACCTGGACTAGCGCATTTACCACGCTATTCAGCATCGTGTTACCGAGTGAGCGCATAGCATCCTGAGCTGACATCGTTCCGGTGATCAGTCCAGTTATGACGTTTGATGCGTTTCCGCCAAAGGCATCCACGGCACTCGTTAGCATGCCGAAGCCGATATTCATTTGGCTTAATTCTTGCCACTGAGCATCGAGTCTTTTTTGGCGATATTGCTCCTCAATGCTAGCCCTTACAGCCTCTACCTCAGCTATTTTCTGAGGGTAGAGCGCAGCGTACTGGTTGAGTTGCTCAATCTGCTGCTGAAATTGGCTTTCAACGCTAGCCACAGGAGAAGCTTGGCTTTGTAGGCTGCTGAAGTTGGACTGCGCAGCTTGCTTATCTCTTTCTGCCTGGGCTTGCTTTTTCAATGCTTCAGCAGTATCCAAAGCCTGTGCTTTGTACTCTCTTGCCTTCTGTCGCTGTTCATCCGTTGCATCGGCACCAAGAGACATCTCTGCCCTTAGTAGTTGCTGCTCACGTGTTAATTCACTGGTTGAACCTGCTGCAAGGACAGATTCTTGCCTCATGGCTTCCAGCTTTTCGTTTATCGACTCCTGCGCTTTAGCGTACTGCTCTGCTTCTTTCTGTGCCGCAGACTTTCCGCCCTTCGCTTTAGAACCACCTGTAGTGGCAGTGGCTTTTATTTCGATAGGTTTAGTGGCTGCGGCTGTTTTCTGAACCGCATCCCAACCGGCGCGAGAGGCCTTCTCCCACGCTTCAGCTGTAAGTTGCGCGGATTTCTCCTCGTTCTCTTTCTGCCAGTCACCAAAGCCAAGCCAACTCCATGTTCTCGCTCGCTTAGCGTACATTTCGGCTTCAGAGCGCAGATCTGCTATTTGCTGACTGGCGGTAGCGGCCTGCCCGGTAAGCCTGCCAATGGCAACAGCGAGAGAATCGATAACCAGAACCATCCCGTTGCTAGCCCCTGTAGCCTGGTTAATATTATCAACCATGGTCAGGAAAGAGTTGGTGAGAGCGGTATTGGCCTGTGAAAGCGTGCGAGGGAGTTTCTCGAACTCTGCATTAACTGAACCGGTTTGCTTCTGAATTGCGTTGAGGGCATCTTCTGCCGTCAGCTTCCCGTCCAGCATGAGCTGACGAAGCTCTCCGATGCTTACACCCATCCCGGCGGCAATCTGGCGCGCCAGTTCCGGCATTTGCTCAAGGATGGAGTTGAACTCTTCCGCCCGGACAGTACCGGATGAAATTGACTGACCGAACTGACGAAGAGCATTCGCCATTTCTTCGGAAGAGGATCCGCCAATGCGACCTATTTTCTGAAGTGTTTCGGTGAGCTGGATGACCTGGCCGTTCGTCGCACCGGTATCGCGCAATGCTGTACTGAGGGTTTCCCACAGCTTTGCTGTATCCTGTAGCGAACCACCCGTTGCCGAACTGATGCGCATCAGACTCTGCATAGTCTGCGAGGCTGTCGCTGCACTACCAGTAAGTCTCTCTATACGAGCGTTGAGCTGGCTCATGTTGTCAGCAGCAACGAGGAATGCACGCCCCCAGTCAACAACTATCGATGCAGCTATGGCCCCGGCAACTTTGTTTATGCTGGTCTGGAGTTGGTCAAACTTACTGGCCGCTTTTGACGCTCCGCCACTCATCTTCTCAAGGCGCTCATTTACTTTGCGCTGGGCCTCAATCAGATTCGCAACATCCATCTGCACCTGATAGACGATATTGCCTACCTGTTCACTGTTGGCCATGCTTTTCTCCGGGCATAAAAAAACCCGCCGGAGCGGGTTTTAATGTTCAAGTGTTTATTACTTACATCTATTTGGAATGTCTTTTTCTGCAATCTCACCTTGCTTTGTGAGATCGTAAATTGTCGGATCGTCTATAGAAATCTGGCTTGCCTTTTCAACCACAGGGGCAATAAATACCAATGAGGCTTTATTATCACCTTTGGTCACTTCAGCCTTGCCGCATACGTTTCCAAATCTGGCGTACACTGTGTCTCTGTCGTCAGGGAAGAAATTAACTTCCTTTAATGAAACGACTTTTACGTCTTTTGGAAAGAAACCGCTTTCTGCTCTTTGTTTCACAGCATTGACAATCTCTGCATCAGTAGCCGCCATAACACAAGGTGCAGCGAGCAGCGTTCCCAATAAAATTAATGTACGCATCTTTCTATTCCCCATTGGTAAAAGTGGAAACATCCTAACCAGGAATAGCACAGTTGCAACGGAAAAGGCTGATTTATTGACTTCAAAAGCTGGTAGACCGAAGTTCGGTTACTTCTGATTCTCCCTTGCCAGCCTGCGCTTACGTCGCGCAAAGTAGTCATCTGCCGCGCTATCGTACTCATCCCGCGTATACCCCTTCTGTTCAGGGTATTTAGCAACCAACATCATCTGGAACTCTGTCATAGTCAACTGCGCGGCCTCTTCTTTACTGATGTTAAAGTGATTTCTCGCAGCAATGATGTAATCCGACGCCCTGAATTCATTGGTAGGCTCGTTCGATTCGTGGCGCTGTAGCTTACGTAAGTTTCCCTTCCCGATAACGCCGTGCATCATCAAGCTTTGAGCGATAATGACCATTTCCTGAGGCGACATAATACCCTGCCGCCACATAAATCCGCGCTTCCGGCTTTTACTTGGCTTCATCCAGCCGATAAGATCCCCTACATCATCCTCACAGCATGCAGACAAAACCGCATGCGCAGCCATGATCGCCTTACGGCTTAGTATGCCGCTCTTGATGTAGTGAATTACATATTCAGGCAGGCTATCATATTCTGAATGAATGTAGGATTCGGCAGCCTTCTTGATGAGATTAGCGGCCTCATCATTATAAAGATCGTAAAACGTCTGAACGATTTCTACCGGATCGCCGATACTTGATATCGCGAGAAATGACGGGCGGAAAAAGTAGTCCTTATCCCCGACACTAATAAGGCATTCTCCAAACTCTTTAACTGGTGTCATCTATCCCCCCATAAGCAAAATCAAGGGCAGCGATCTACCCTTTGTTTTGCTTACACAGTGACAGTTACGGTGTGGGTTGCCGTGAATGCACCATCATCAGTGGTGACAGTAATCACTGCGATTCCCGCCGTAGCCCCCGATGGGGCAGATACAGTTACGGTACTACCTGAGAAAGCCACCGTAGCGCGAGCTGGCACGGATGAAGTGACAGTAAATACTTTATTGTCAGCATCTTCTGGGGAAATGTTCACGGTGAACGTTGTACTTGAACCAGCCGCAATAGAACTGCTGGTTGGTGTAACCGTCACGCCTGTTACCGCGATATCGCCATCAGCTTCGGTGATCTGGAAAGTAGAACCATCTGCCAGCTTGAACTCAAAGCTGTAGGTGACAATTTCCTTTACGCCGCCACCATCACTGGCACCAGACGGCACCATGTAGCCGATATGATAATAATCGCCCCAATGGAAACGCATCCACACGCCAGGCTGACGGCGGGCGCGTACCTCATCAACGATATACTTCACGAACTGCTGAACGCCGAATTCGTCGGTGCGGTCCTTAACACGCACCTCACCTTCAATCGAATAGGTTGGATCGAGGCTGGAGATCAGGTTTGAACTGAATCCGCCATTATCCGCATCAGACGTCAGCGCCTCAGGACTTAAATCCCACGTAGCCGAAGTTGGAAGACCCATCAACTTCCAGTCACCTTCCTCCGGCACCATGTCAGCGCATCCGTACGCCAGTTCCAGCGTCTTCGCGCGACCAATTAGTTGTTCGTTATTGGAGCAGCCTTGCATCGTTGCTTACCTCATTTCTGATAATAAAGAAGGCCGCTCAGAGCGACCTTGTGTGATGTTGATTTTTAGCTATCCGCCGAAGAGACAGGCAAATTGCAGGCGCCACACCATACGCCCTTCGGTAGTCATTACAGGTGATGGTATGCCGCCCATATTTGAGATTTGCCCCAGGCAGCGATTTGTCATCGGATTGGCTTTCACATATTCGATAATGGCTTCAACATCGGCCTCGGCTTTGGCCTTATCGCCCTTAGCCGTTCCTGCAATAACGTCAACCAGAACGTAATAATCTGCTGCCATATCCCGGTCTATCGCCGTGCCGCCATTTGGGCGGAAGACAATGAACCGATCGGTTAGTTTTCCAGAATCTACCCAAGACAAAGACTGGATGATGTAGCCAGTAGTAAGCCCAGCATCAACGAGCACGTTGCGAACACGCTTATACATCGGAGTGGTCAAAGTGATAGTTCCTTCTTAATTACCGCGTCGATTTGCCTGCGGGTATCATCAAACCCCTTGGTTAAAAACTCCTTCCTGGCCGTCGCCCGGCGGAAGTTCTGAGGTACGCTTGGGTCATGGACGTATGCAGCGTAGTTAGCTGAATAACCCACCCGGCCAGTCACGCGATTGCCATTGACAGTAATCTCGCGGAACTGGCTATTTATGAGGGTTGATGTATCGATCGGGGTATAGAGCGCCGCCTGAGATCCGCCGATAATCAAAGCTGATTGCATAGCTCTGACGACCTTTCTCCCCTGAATATCACCTACCAGAGCATTAAGGTTTTTCTTCGCCTGGCTGACGCCCTTCACTTTGATACCCATGACTACACTCCCGTAATTATCGCCCAGTCATCTTCCAGGCCGTCGAGAGTGTCGTTCCAGCGCGTCACGTGACGGACCTCATCAGCACCTGCTACGACCGGATCCTGCTCAGCGCTAACACCAATCAGGATGTAGTCGCCCTCATCAGCTAACGCATACGCAGTAAAGAAGGTGTTTTTTACGACAACCTCTTTACCAATGGAGCCGAGCTTTGCAGACAGGCCGCCGATGTAGTCGCACATGATGGTTTCTGGCGGTTCGTATGGGTCGACAGGATCGCCCCACTCGTCATTACCGCCCGCGCCCTTACGCCATATCGTGCACGGCTTGTTGTATGACCATGAAGCAGTATACGACATCAGCCCTCCTTCCAGCGCAGCACCTTCGCGCCGGTCGCCCGGATGCGCTCACAGTTGATATGCCACTCGCCGTCCGATTTAACGTAGCCGGTAGTCTCCCGCCCGGTGTCGGTCATCACCCATACTCGGGTGAATGAGCGCGGGAGTCCGTGCTTAACAGATTTCCAGTTCATGAATTGCGCCCAATAAAAAACCGCCCGGAGGCGGTTGGTCGTTTGAAGTCTTGTTATCTGCCATGGTTTCGGTGATAACCGAACCTCACCTCTGCTGATTTTCTTGCCGCAGCGGCATCAAGCAGGTTATCGAATGAGCCAAGAGACACATCCTCTCCTTCATCGCCAATGGTGCTTTTCCAGGTTCCATATCGCTTATCCCACCTAACGCCGATAATCCCAGATGAATTTGACGAAGGAGTTTTACGATTTCTGGCATTACCCTCAGCATCGACGAGACGCAGATTGGATATCCTGTTATCCCGCTTATCACCGTTAATGTGGTCGATAAAGATTTCTGGGTGCTCATTGTAGTGAATCGCCCAGACAACACGATGAAGCCTGTAGCATCGCTTATTAAGCTTGAATACCAGGTATCCCCTGCGATTCTGAACCCCTACAACAGTGCCAGCATAGCGAGTGTTCCAAATTTTAGAATCTCGCTCGCTTTTGAAATGCTCTAAAGCGCGGGGCTTCCATTTAACAACGCCAGTAAGTGCATCGTAATCAAGCAGCTTTCGCAGGTAGTCCACAGGAAGATTTTTTTCTGTGCAGATATCCATGTAACCCTCGTAGCAAGGTCGCGTAGATTGAGGTTGCGGCAACAGAGTCTACGATCTCTGCTTTCGGTGATCAGCCTAGCCGCGTGGATATTTTATCAGCACTAACACCCACCAACAACGAGAAACAACCCTACTTTCTGACCGACATCAATGGGTAATCCTGATGTACAGCCAGACGTATCCAGCGCCAGCAGCGCGTCACGCATGTTGAGCACGCTCTCGCCGTAGTCAAACGAGCGAGAGGCACCGGACGGAGCGCCCTGCGACTTAATCCGCTGCGTGTACGCCGTCAGAGCCATCAAGGTGACTGCGTACACTTGGATGAGCATCAGATCGCAATCGTCGTAACCGGCGGCAATCAGGCAGGGTTCTATCTTCGCCAGCTTGCACAGGTAGGCGTCGATCATGAAGTCAGGAACGGTGGTATAGCCAAGCGCAGACAACTGCTGTTTAACCTGCGCCGCCGTTATCTGCACTACAGCCATGTTTTATACCCTCCTGAGTAACCCAACTCACCGAGGAACGCCTGCACGTCTGCCGCTGTGATTGGGTCAGCCATGGTTATTTCGCCTTTTTCGATTTAGCGGAGGTGTCAGCCTGCTCTGCGGTTTTATCGTCAGCGCTAGGCGTGGCAACTTCAAGCTCCTGCTCTTCGACTTCGCCCACCACCGATACGCGACCAGCGAAAGCCGGTGGAACGTCAATCGCAACAAACTCATGACCTACTGGCAGTTGCTGGAATACGCCGTTAATTGTTCCCCAGCAGCCAGTCTTCTCGACCTTTAACTTTTTCATGCTCTCTCCCGTAGAGAAGGGGCCGAAGCCCCTTAACCCTGTGCGTTGAACACTTTAGAGCGACCGTTGAAATCGCGCTTGATTTGAAGACCGACAGCACTCCAGACCAGAGTGTTGTAGTTGTCGAACGGATTCTGACGCGGGATCATGAAGGTACCCACTGGCGCGGCGATGCGCGTCTTGATGTACTGCGAATTGCGTACGTAGGCAATGAAGTGGTTACCGGTCAGCTTAAAGGTCTGGTTGAACGACTCGATGCGACCGTAGCGCAGAATGTATTCCAGCACCGTGCCTTCTTTGAAGCCGGCAGCATCTGAATATGGTCGGTTCAGGTTACGCATAATGTCAGGCGATGCCCACAGCTTAACCTTCTCCTGCACGTAGTTATCATCCAGAAGTTTGGCGAACGGGCCGGTGAAGAATGCCACTGATTCATCAGGAGTTGAGGTGGTCAGGTCAATATTCAGACCGGATGCACTCAGATCCACCTGATTGGTGTTGGCGTGGTTGGTGATACCTGCGCCAACATAGCCTTTCACCTTCACTTTCGCATCTCCTGACAACATGTAGTCAGCCATGTCTTCACGGATAGCCGCAACGTGCGCTTCCTGATCGTCAGCCATCGCATCGAGGTTTTCCGACTGCATGCCGTTCCACTCACGCCATTCACGGCTGTAGCCGGTGTTGAAGATCGGGATTGGGTCACCAGCTTCGTCGTAGATGACTTTATCCAGTTCTTCCGGAACGTGGCCCGTCAGTGTGCGATGAACCTTACCAGCATCACTGGAAACGCGATACAGCGCCGCAGTTTTACCGATAGAGATCGGCGTACCGAGACCGAGCAGATCATCCAGCAGGCCGTTGCCTTCGTCATTACGGAAGACTCGGGTGGTGATGTTGTCCACTTCACGCCAGTAGTCTTTGGAGATCAGCGCGGCCTGGTTAACTTCCAGCGCGCCGCCATACTGGGCGGAAATAGTGTTCTGGTTGATGTTGAAGGACTCACGCTGCATAAGCAGTTGATTCCATGCCTGCTTCACCTGGTTGTGCTCGGTGATCAGCTTTTTGTTGAATACGATCATGCTCATGCGGTTGCTTTCCCTGATTTGCGAACTTTCACGAGTTGAGCTTCAGCGCCAACGGTGATTTTTTCGCGTGAATAAAATAGGACCTGGTCGGTGGCTGGTGTGGTTGACTTGGCCAGCGTGCCGTCACCGGCAGAAACCAGTCCTTCATTTTCCAGCAGTACTTCCCCGGCTTTGACGCGCATGTGGTAGTCAACATCGTCTTCACACATGATCGCCGCGCCAGTATCACCAGCGGGAACCGCGTCTCGGATATCACCGCCGCCGATATAGTTGTGCTGCATGGCAAGCGCCACACCAGGGCCGCCAGCAGTGGCGTGATAAATGAATTGCCCACTTGCATCAAGTTCAACAAGAGAGCCAGGGAGAATGGCGACTTTGCAGATCGCCTCAATTACCTGAGGGTCATTCTTACGGGCCGGGCCCGCGATTACGGTATGGAAACGAGGTGCGAGAGCCATTATTCAGGTGCCTCCATTTTAAGGATTTCACTCTGAGCGCCATTCCCTTGGAATGCAGGGTTCAGACCGGTGCTGGTCTGGCACTGTGAGTACAGGTCGTTCAGCGCGTCACCGGACAGGGAGTTAACCGCTGCTTCGGTCATGAACGAGAATTTCGCTTTAACCGCATCGCGCTTGGTCTTCAGTTCGCTTTCAGCGTTCGCCTGCAACTGAGTTTCCAGCTTGCTCAGCTTTTCGTTCAGCGGGGTGAGCGCCGCATTAACAGCCGCGGTGATCACATCAGAGTTAATCTGAGCCTGGCCCGGGTCTCCGCCGCCATCATTCTTCTGCATCTGCTGGTTGTAGGCATCCCAGACCTGATCGTCGGTCAGCCCCTCGGTTTTAACGCCTGCGGCATTGAGCGCGGCGATCATCTTCTCTTTCATCGGGTTTGTTTCTCCGTTGGTTTTGACTTCGTACTCAGTTGGTTTGCGCACGACTTCTACTGGATCGCCGACAAGCGTTACGACCTTGTCAGAGATGAGGTACTTCTGGTCGAAGAGCTTCGGCTTGGCGTTTTCGCCATCCTCTTCGTAAACGAAATGGTCAGGCCAGACGCTGACGACATAGCGCCACTTTTTGTCGTCCTGCTTGATAGCCATGCGCAGCGCCTGATAGATGTCGTCGAATGACATCTCTGAAGCGTTGCTGATGAAGAACTTCACTTTGTTCCACCAGCCATCTTTCATGCTGTTGGCTTCATCTATAAGGCTGGCATTTTCTACCTCACCCTCTTGTCCATCAGCATTCACGAACATGCCGACTCCCTCTTCCGGTGTTCCGGCGCCAGGCTCATCGAGTAGAATGGCTATATGGTCGAACTGCATATTGCGAGCAATCCAGGTGTACTTTTTACCTTTAGATTCACCTGCTTTTTGCTCTTTGTTCAGCAATAGCCCGGTAGACAGATGAATAGGCTCGATATTTGTACCTGCGATCATCTGATCAAGACGACTAATCAGGCGCAGACCATCAGGCTTCGATTCTGCTACCGACTTGTTGACATAGACATCATGTACGGTATCGCCGCCAGCCTTGCTGACGTTTTGAGCCCATGCCCCGGCGTAGTAATCGTTGAGCGCCTGCGGGTCGTTGGCGCTGACGTATTTGCCGTTCACCATCGGGTGGCCGATCGGCATTAACTTGCGCTCCATCGTCTGGTAGCTGTTGTTAATCTCCTCCGCCGGGTACAGGCCGCCATTCATCACGATGTCATCGACGATCGGGACCGCACCACGAATGACGTAGTGTTCCTGGCCGTTGATGGTGGTCGTTGAGATATTGGAGGCGTTGATGGCGAGGGATTTAACGTGGATGCTGGATAGCTTCACGTTGCGTCCTCATTGGTGGAATTCAGGCAATAAAAAAGGCCGCCGGAGCGACCTTGTTATTATTTTTTATAGCTTACTAGTTCGATACCATCCTTGGGGTATCGTTTCTTTAATTCGGAAATTAATGCTGATTCGGTGTCACCGTTAATCGTCAGAAAAGCTATGTGCGTTCGGTGCTTAGCTTTAGTGACTGGCTGCACTCTATCAAAGCGAATATCTTTAAATTTTGATTGCATGTCATTTTCCATTTAATTAAGGAGTCGTTAATTAATAACGGCAAAAATAACATGAACTTTATTGATTATTTACCCCAGTCTTTTCTCTCTTTTGCAAGCTTATCCGCCAGCCCCTCGTTGAAGATGCTGCCGTCGTCGTTGAGCAACACCGGAATCTGGCTGCAATAGCAGTTGTACCGGTTGCCGTTCTCGGCGTAGAAGTCCCGCACCTCTTCGGTGGTGTAGACCTTACCGTGACGGCTGGCGTGCCAGGTACGCGTCGTTGGCTTGAGCGCTGACAGCCACAGCAGGCCGGTATTCAGCCCCAGCCGGTCAGCAGCCCAGTCGGTTTCGTTCCATTGTGCCTGCCGCAGTGCGCCGACCTGCTCAGTCTGAGCGATGGTCTTTGCCTTCGGCATAGACACATCGAGGCGCTTGCTGATGACACTGGCCGTCTCGCGAGGATTCACGCCGCGCGCTACTGCATCGGTGATGATGTTGGTCAGGTCGCCGCGGGCGGTGTCACTGATAACCTTCCAGTCACTGAACGTTGTCAGTCTGGCCGCCGCTATCTGATTCAGATAGCCGGGGCTGTTTAAAAGTTGCTGTAACGTCGTCTGACTGGCGTACACCTGCGACTGCTGCGAGAGGTTATTGAACGCCTCCAGCGTGCCGCGCTGCGCTTCTGCGACGACGTAATCCATCGCCCACAGATTTTGCTCGCCACCATCCAACAGGTAATCGTCGAGAATGCCCTGCACGGCTTCCAGCAGGTCAGCCAGTTCCTGCGCCGACATGTCGTAGATGAACTTCCCGGCGTTGACCTGGTAGATCCGCATATCCTCGCCATGGTCATGACATAGGAAACGCCAATTATGGCTGTTCACCTCTCGCTCTCGCCCGGTCAGGCGCTGATCGAACAGCGCTTTCAACGCCACCTTTATCGCGTAATACCGGGCCTCAATGTCGCGCTCCATCTTGCTGACGGATTTACGCGACATCGTTGGGTCAACTTTCGACCGTGGTATTACCGGACTCTTCGGCTTCTGATTCTGGGTCGGCCAGAGGGTCAGACTTTGGCTCATTGCCATCTGGCGGCACCTCGTCATCAAGTTCTGGCAGGGCTTGCAGTTCGCCCTCCGCGCGTATCTCATTTTCGGTGATGGCTGAGCGGCCAAACGCGTTCGTCGACTTCACGGCCACGTCCGCCAGCTTGTCCATGTTGGCAATCTTCTCTGCCTGGCTCGGCGCCAGCAGATCAGACCATCCGACGGTAATTTCCTCACCTGTCGCTGGAGGGATAAAGCCAAACTCCCAGAATCGAGTAACGATGTCCGTTATCAGGTCTGTCAGGAAGCCGGTTCGCCGGCTCATTCTGGTTTTGGCCCAGTCTTTCGCATCCTCGGTACTGGCTCGCTCGCCCGTCTGCATGCCGACCAGTACTTTGACAGGGATCGGCACGGTGGCGCAAAACTCATTCAGAATGGTTCGCCACGTTGGTTCTGGGTCCGCCGCTGCAACCGATAACACACTAACATCGCCCTCCTGCATCATCACAGCGCTATCAGAGCTATCGTTAAGGCGTCGCACCTGCCCATCAAGGGCTTCGGATAGCTGAGATTCTGAAACACCAAGAGCCTTAGCCAGTGCTGAGAAGTTTGTTTTGGCGCTGAAGTTGAAGTTGAGCTGACGGCTGGCGTTTTTGAAGAAACCCTCAGCTGCACCGCCGGAAACTTTCTCGCTATCCATAATTTTATGGAAACCAGGCGCGAGCAGCGATTCTCCAGAGTAGAGGCGGCCATCGTCAGATCCTTCAGCAAGGATAATTACGCGGTCAGGGTGGACGTTGATGATGCGCCCGGGCTGCACTCCAGCTTGCTGTTGTACCGGAATTTCAGTAAACGAGTACATGGTGATGTCACCGTAGTTCTCGCTGCTCTGATCTTCGTTGTAAGTGACAGGCTCAATCTGTGCCTCCCACACCGGGATCAACTTAACTAACGCCTTTTCCTTCTGCCTAGCAGTAACTATCTTATCGACCGGCTTATCCCAGGTCCGGTTATCCTTTACCTGGATCAGCAGCGCAGAGTAGCGCCCCACTAGGTTTCGCTTGTCAGCGCCTTTAATCTGTTTCCAGCAACGCTTTAGCAGTTTGTTTACGCGCTTATCCCAGTCCGTTTGCTGGGTGGCATCCTTCGTCTGGTCACCTTCGTAGACATCCGGGAAGTCCTCCCAGCAGCCATCGACCATCCGGTTAACCGCAGCGTTAGCAATAGCATTGCGGCTGTAGGCTCGGAAAAAGTCGTCGAACGTCAGGTTCAGTGGATAGCCAAACTCCTGGTAAAGGCGCTGTCGTTTCGTATTACTGGTGCCATTGAACAGAGCGTTAACGTAGCGCATACGGTCATGATCGAGGCTGGCATTTGCGGCAAATTGTTTGTTCATTTCGCTTTCGTTCACGGTTTCCTCCGTCAGCGCGAGCGCACCAACATGCCGGTGATTTTCTGTGGTGAATGCAATACTCGGTAACGAGTAGCATCCCAGTCGTGGTCTTCCTGCTGGGTATCTACGTCATCTGGGTTTTTGCTGTCGCGAACCAGCACGGGTATGCGGCTAATCCAGCCACGGCAATGCTCGAACACGTAAAATGCAGGCTTCTCAGGGATGCCAGATTCCAGCTTCTTACCTTCAACTACAGCCTCAAGCATGTCAGCGAATACCGAGGCCCCGTTTACTCGCGAGCCAGGCTTCTTATTGGCCTCAAGCCATTCGACACCCTGATTTTCCATTTTCTGACCGATCGATAACTCATCGTCACCGGTATTGAAAATGGCGCTATCAGCCGGGCCCGGAATAACTTCCGAGCATATTCCCGGAACAATGTTTAGCTGGCCCTGCGTGACGCCGTCGATTTGTATCTCTACCGGCTCGTCGACGTCTTCGCCCACCAGCCGTTTGTCAATCCACGCCACGCCTTTCGCTACGTTGGTGGATGACATATTCAGTCCTTTGTTCAGCTCATCAGGCAGGCAGCCGTACCATTCTCCGATCAGGATTATCGTCCCTGCCGGTGGGCAGAACTGTCGACCATCAGGCAGCTCGGCGGCAGTACCATCAGCCTGCGCCCACCAGAGGTTAGAGAACGGCTTCGACTCACCCCAGTCATGGGAGCGGTCAATGGTCCAGCTATCCGGTATGCGGAACGGCTTAATGACGTGCAGCGATTCATTCCAAAGGTGGTCAAATCGCCCGCCGCTGGTCACATCCCAGGAGCCCTCTACCCACGCTTTGCGTCGGTTAGGGTCTTTGATGGCCATCAGCGTCGCGATGTACTGCGGGTCGAGGTACGGGTTCTCTTTGAACGATCCGTGGATGGCCACGCGGGTCAGCGTGATTTCCTCTTCTCGTTCTGTCTGAGGGTTGAACACCATTTGCCGGTCGCGCTGCACGGTTCCGCGCGGCGCTGGCTCAATGAATCGCTTCTTCACCCAGGTATGCCCGATGCCGAACGGGTTGGTAGTGCTGAACGTTTCCAGCGGGATCGGCCTCAGTAACTTGCCATTCTCCAGCGGGTAGTTTTCCGGCCTGAACGATGAGCGCCGGCAGGAGAACATCATTTCGTAGAACTCTGGAGACTGCTGTTTCGTCAGCTCGTTAAAGCCAATGAACGGGAATTCCTGCCCGTGGAAATCCCAGTAGTCGTCTGCCTCTTTGCCGAAGCGAAAGAGAAGCTCTTCGCCTGTGGGCCATACCCATCGCAATTCGCTCGCAGATGACAGATAGCGCGCACCGTCGTTGAACAGGCGAAACATGCGCTTCGACTGAGTGATGATGTCGGCAAGGTTCTTATATTCGGTGTCGAAAATGACGCCGCGCCAGAATGAGCCATAGCCCACTCCGACATTACGCCTGAACCTGGCTAACTGCGCAGCGGTCTTGCCCGGTCCGCGTGTGCCCTCGAACAGGATTTCGTTACACGGGCAGCTCAGCGCCAGAGACTGTGATCCAGGCAGTGGCTTCCATACAGCTTTGTAATTCATTCACCGAGCACCCCGCCCTGTTGTTTCTGCGCTGCCGCCTCCCAGTCATCCACGTTGTCACTGGTTGGCACCAGCATGACGTTATGGGTGACCTCTTTCGTTTCAGCCTTATTCTCGATGCTGTATGCCTCACGCTCGAGGCCGATCAGCGTCTTCAGGCTGTCGCTCAGGTCTTTCATGGATTTAACGCGGGAAGGCAGGCTGATCACTTTCTGATAAATTTCATTGAGCCGGTCCCGCCCTTTATCGTCGGGGTCAAACATGATGTCGCCCAACTGCTCGAGCGCGCTTACATCTGCGCACTGCGCACCAAGTTCATCGAATAGCGTGTTGGTCAGTTCACGAGCCCGGCGGATGTCTCCCCGGTGCTCCATGCGTACCGTGGCAATTACCTCGGCAGTCGCCTCTATCAGTACGCGTTCGGTCAAAGTGCTTTCGTTGCGTACCTGTTTGCGTACCTCCTGTTTGCGTACCAGATCATCAGCCTTTTGCTGAATCTTCGCATTGAGGTCACGCGACCAGTCGTCACGCTTGGCGCGCTTACGGATAGCGCCTTCGCTGATACCGTGTTGTGATGCTATTTCTCGGAGGGACATCACTCCGGCCCGGTACGCCGTCTCGATGGCCTCCCAGTCCGGTTTTGCCATTATTCACTCCAATAAAAAAGCCACCAGCGAGTGCCAGTGGCTTGAATGTGGTAATCAGAAATGGGTTCGAACCGTTGGGACAAACAATATTAAGCGCTCACCCGCTGGATTAAAGTAGCATCACGCTTCGTCTGGCCGATATGAACTCCTGTATCACTCTACTGACGTATAGAACCAAGCATGCCCCATCCTACTGCTATACGCCAGTCTCGCTGCTTTCAACCAATCAGAGCATCATAAGCCTCGATAATTTCTTTCCTGCTCACGTATCTGTCGGCTGCCACCAATATGGCTCCACTTTCGCCTTTCAGAAAAGTTGAAAAAAAAATCACCACATCCAAACACCTCACCTCATCATTAGCATACAGATAAAGAATCTTGCTCCGATAACTTCGAATTTTCAGCAACTTAGCAGGCTCATCATCAGCAAAAATCAATAGCTGTGCCATAAAATCTCCTTCTACACATAATTCCTTACAAGAGAAGATTGTTAGTCCCATGAACACTCAATCACATTGACGAATCTTTTGCCTGTGATTTACGTTACCTTTAATAGCCCAAAAGTCTTTTTTAATTCATTCACCTGAATTCAATTCTGAAAGAAGTGAAAATGGCAGCAAACAAATCACCAGGAGTTTAACTTTCTTTAATTAGTTATAGTGCAGAATGCTTAACCCTGTATATAGAGTTCGCTTCTTCGCACTTTTCTTTCAAGTATATGAACCGGGTGGATACTTCACTGTTTGAGCAGTTCGTTACAATGCAGTAACCCTCTACCCATGCCTTTTCATCCTTTTCGGCAAACAAACTTTCGAAAATGGCAGCCCAAGTGCTGTTAGGCATGCGTTCCAGTTCAAAATACTTCATTGTCCCTCCCTCACGAAGGGTTCTGTACTCATCCAATCCTAAGATTTTCATAGTGCATCTCACGGTCTTTTTAATGTTATGATTTCTAGCATCATATCCAGGCTTTTCCTACCCCAAAATCCATGGGACTCTGCATTTTATCATCATTAGCAACCAGCAGATGAGCTTTGTAATGGCCGGCTTAGCTAATCAGCAACTCAGGCTGCGTAACCTGCATGATGTGCTCATGCTCGAGCTCCAGAACGCGCTTCTCTTTCTTCCGCTCATTCATCAATCGGCTTCCGATCGTGCCTTTCAGCTTTGAGCGCGTTTCTTTAATGGCGAAGCGGTGCTGCATTTCTTCACCCATCGCCATGCGTCGGTTTAGCTGCTCGGCCATCCAGTTAAAGGCATTGATGTAACACTCCTTTACTGCGGCAGCTGTTTTGCCAGTGAACCCCATCACGAGCATCATGCATCCGTCGCGAGTGATGTTATACATAGGCTGAACATCGCCATTTTTATCAATGAAATCAATGGGCGCAAAATTGCGCTGGGTGAAGTCATCGGAGCATTTCAGGTTACGTATGGCACGCAAAACGTCTTTGTGTCGCTTGCCAAAGTAATCCGCCACCTTGAGTGATGTGGTGATTATCTTGTTGTCGAGGGTCGTGACCATTTCACGAAAATCGAAAGCCGGAATAACTGACGGATTATTCATAGCGTGTACCTTTCTTTGAGATGAACCTTTGCCGCATAGGAAATCAGCCCGTCGAGGCTCGCCAGCTCTAACTGACTTCCTCAAAGGCTCATTTCAAAGGGTATGGTTCGACGTGGTTTAAATGCGCTGCGGTGCGCGGTGAAATGCGGATACAAAAAAGCCCCGGCAGTTGCAGAGGCTCAGAATTATGTTTTTGTAACTTGGTGATTTCTCTTCAGCTGGACTGCTCACAGCATGACTGACTTTTACTACTTTCATTTCTCGAATTCAATTTATTTTTTTCTCGCTTCTTCAATTTTCCTTATTCCCGCCTTATCCAGATTGCACTGCCCTAGCGCCGTATAGAGCTGAGCGTTCAACTCCAGACTTGCCTGCCACGTGAACGGAACCGCCATTCCGGGGATCGGCGTGTCTGCTGTCAGGTCAGCGCTTATCGGCACCACCGGGGCCGGAACGTAAACTGTTTTCGTATTCCCGCAGGCTGTCAGCAGCGGCAGAAGGAACAAGCTGGTTAGCGCACGGATCGCCTTCAAGCGCCTGCCTGATGTGGACAATGCGCGTTTCGCCTTTTTTGGCCAGTTCGTTCTTTGCATTCTGGGTAGCCTGTGAAATGTCACGGATAAGGTTCATCGTGGTGATCACGTTGTTGGTGATCGCTTCCGATGTGTCTGCCCTGACCGTCGCCTTGTCGCGCTGGTCCTTGTAGGTGATGGCGTTGTCGCGGTAATGGTTAATCATCCAGGCCATGGAGACCAGCAGACAGATAACGAAAGCACAGATGATTGCTGTTAACCGGCTCATTTAACACCTTCCAGGCAGAGCGCCTTTTCTTTCCCTGCTCGAGTTACCAGACCAGGCAGAACCTTGCCGCCTCCCCATACCCAGCGAGGGAACTGGTTGCATGCCGCCGTGATGTCTCCACTTCTGAGAAGAGAGAACATCGTGGAGGTGCGCATGTTCCCACAGCCAGCACGAAACGTTACCGATACAGCTGCTGAGAAAGTATCGTCAGATAGCTTTCTGCCATTCCCGTAACGGTTAACGCAGGACTCAGCATCAAGGATGTTGCGCTCCCATTCGGCTGCGATCTGCTGGTCAGACTTAACGGTGCCAAGCTTCACGCCATGCGTGTTCCCCATACCATCAGTCAGCACACCGGCCGGGCAGACATATGGATCTCGTCGGCAAGATTCAGCGTTGCCGATTAACTCCAGCCCGCGCTCGTTAGTCCGGACGTGTCCCGCATTCATCACAATAGCGATGATCGTTCCTACGGAGCAGACAATGCCCGCCGCGCCGCTTTTCTTACTCAGTTTCAACTGTGCCACCGGAAATTCTCCGCATTGCCTCCGTAACCACCTCGGCGGCAGCCGGACGATCGGAGTGAGGTTTTTTACCTACATCAGATAAGTAGTTTTCCAGCAGCTGGGTTCGTTTCCTTTCCTCAGCCATACGCTCACGCTCTTCTTTCCGTTTTGCGTAATAGGTTTTTATCGTGAAGAACGCCGATACCAGCGCGCCGATAATAAACACGTAATCCTGTAGGCTAAGCAAAGAGAACAGACCCAAGGCCGCCGACCACCAGTACGGCAGATCGTGTCCATTTGTTGGGTTCATACGTTGCATTCCACACCTCCGGTTCCGGGGTGCTGTGTGGTAGTAGGGGAAAGGCCGTCAGACACGTTAGCTACGTGGCATCTGGAATTGATTGTCTGCGGCCTGGAATAAAAAACCTGGCGACAAGCCAGGAAGATGAGGGTAAGGCAATGTCGGCTCTATGGCCGAAGGGTCCCAGGTAGTGGGTTTGGGTCGCCCGTCTGGATTAGAACCAGCAATCATCCAATTATGATTTGGGAGCTTTACCGCTTAGCTACAGGCAAATAAAAAGGCCGCCTAAGCGACCTGTCTGTTGAATTGCACCTTCACCACATTTTGAGCCCACGTAAAAAGCCTCTTAAGCCTTTAGCGTGCCTCCTGTAATGCGATGTGCACTCATCAATGACATCATGAGCTGACACAAAACGAAGTGACTTGCTACCAACCTCTTTGTGCACTTTGTTTATGACGTTAAATATTCGAACACTAAAAGCATCATCCACCTTTCTGATTTCGTAACGATAGGTGATGTTGTTAGTGCCGCCAACGTAAAGCTGGAAGTTCTTCATGATGAGGCCTCTCTGTTTTAACTGGAGGCCACATTTTACATAAGTTAAAAATGATTTTTAACTTTTAAAGACTACTTGGTTTACATAAAGCACAATAAACAAAGCCCCGCACGATGGCGAGGCTCTTAATTCTTTGTCGACCTACGAAGCTATGGCGACGATATCAGATTTACATGAAATATATGCGTTTCAGTTCGGTTTTGCAAGACTTACATCTAAATTTGTCGCCTTTTGTTGTGAACGTGATCGCGTTACTGAGATAAGCGCACCGCTATCGAGTCGCTTAAAGCTGTTACGCATAGCCAGCCAGTGAGGCAGATAGGTTTCTGTCCAGGTGGATTTCGCAACGCCCGCCAGTTCCGCCAGCGCCAGATATTCGTACGTCTCACGCCCTGCCAGCTCCGCTTTAACGTCCTGCGCCGCCAGCCAAATAAGTTTCTTCAGGCGGTCCATCGTCTTGCCGGCCACCTTCTTCGCGCCGAGCTGCTCCCTGAACTCGGCCCACGCCCACTGAGTCATCGCCACCTGGTGCTCAAAGCTAACGTTCTCGCTGTAGTTCCATAGAAGCCAGGCTTTCTGGTGGTCATCCAGCGACAGGACAGCGCGGCGCCACGATGCGGTCACGAACTCTACCGGGCTTACAAGCGCGATAGATGATCCCTTAGCACGGGACTGGCTGCCACTCATCGGTGGTCCGTCCGGGTTGACCTTCCGGCCGGTGATCGGGTCGGTGATTTTCTTCCGGCCCCGGCTGCGCGCCGTCGCGGTGAATTGCGCGTTCTCGGCGAAAGCTACCAGTTGCCCTTTCGTCGCCCCGCTGAGGTCTGCGGTCGCCACAATGAGCTGCTGACGTACGTATTCCAGTTGCTGACTGTTCATGCGGCTTCCTTCTGTGGCTGATTAGTTTTGGTCTGGCTGTGCTTTGCTACTGGCGGCAGGCTGGCGCGCTTAACGCTTTCAGCCTGGTACCGTAGGAAGTCTGTGTGGTTCATTCGGCCTCCAATTCGGTGATGGTCAGTTCAAGCCTGCCGCCTTTGACGATTGGCATCCTCTTGACGCTGTAGTAGTCGACCTGCTGGTCATCGAGCCAGAACCCGGATTTCGTCAGGGCGTCGAAAGCAGCCTTTTGCAAGTTATCTAGGTCCCGGCGGCGACGATCAGGCATGTGGCACTCGATACGTATTTTCACTGGTGTGGCCAGGCCAACATCCAGCATTGAGGCTTTGATGATTCTGGCGACGCTGTCGCGGTACGCCTGCCCTTCTGCGCTGATGTGCGTGCGCCCGCGGTTATGCCGGTAGTAGCGGTTGTTGCTCGGCGGCCACGGGAGGCTGATGCGATATTCATTCATGCTTTTACGAGCCCCTCTTTCAGCCAGATAACCTGTGTGCGGGCCATGCCCTCCAGCGCGCACTCCTTTGCATATTCCGCATCGACCAGACGGGTGCGGCGATCAATCTCGTCGTGGCAACTGCTGCATGCGATGGTGGCGATCAGGTCAGGCGGCTTGATTCCGGTCCCGCAGAGACCAGCAAGACGAATGTGAGCCAGTACTGAGGTTTCAGGATTGCCGTTGCATACGCCGGGGATCCGCACCTGACATTCGCGGCCGCGTGCCGCTTTGCATAAATTAGCCATGCGCCCTCCTCGCCGCGAGACGCAGCCATTTCTGATCCACCAGACGGGCGGTGTAGCCTTTCAAGGTCGGGATGTCGGACGGCTTAACCGCGGGCTTGCGCTGGCGGCGCGCCGGAACGCGGAAGATTTCGTTGGTGATGACGCGGGAAAGTGGAGTAGACATCAGGCCTCCTGCTTATCGCGCAGCTGCTGGTACTCGCAGCTCTGCGGGATGGTCAGGTGACAGCCGATGTTCATCGCCCAGGCTTCGACTTTGCACAGGAAGATGTACATCTCGCCGGTTTCAAGCTCGGACGTATGGCGGAGAGATTGGACCGTGGTGACCTCGCCGGACACGACGTCTACCCGGTCCTTGCTTTCGTAGCCGAGATAGGTGTGCTTCATCGCGTCTTTAACCCACTCAGGCGTAGCGAATGTCTTGCCACGGGAGATGAGGTATTCGCTGATTTCCGTGTACCACATGTGGCTGAGAGCGTTCTGCGACAGGCTGCGCTTCTCGCGCCACGGCTTAACCTGAAGGCGAAAGCATTGCCCGGCATCAAGCAAGGGCTGAATCTGCTGACCGATGGCTGCGAAGTTGCCTCGATGGAGCTTGATGCCGTCTACTGGCAGAGTCATACGGCCTCCTTAATGGAAACCGCAGAATGCAGAGAATCGCAGGTGCATTTCTGCATCTGTGACAAGGTGAGGAGTTCAGATTGTGGTCGCATTTAAGTCCCCTTAAATGCGCAGAAGTCACCGGAGTTGTTCAGGCTCCGATGACATGATTATGGACGGTTGATTCAACAAAATCAACGTAAGAGAAAGGCCTCCGGAGAGGCCAATGAGTTAGTCGTCCACGCGTTTAAAGCACAGCGGGCAAACATCATTTCCACCGTGCTCTTCGTATGCGGCTTTAACGGCATCAGTCATCTCTTTAAAATTTTCAAATGGATGACCACCATTGCTTTTTTTATAAGCTCCAGCAGCGTATTTGTAGATGTCGGACTCTTCTATGCCCTCATCAACATAAGTGCTCTCATGATGAGGGCACTGTGTTAAAGCGCCAACCCTACCAAGCATCTCCAATGCCCAACACTCTTGTTTCATGCAAAGTTGATCGATACTCATAACGCCTCCTGTTGGTTTTACATCGCCAAATGAATGTACCACCAAGAAAGAGGAAATGAAGCAGTTAAATTGTAAAACATGTGTATATATCAATGAGTTAAAATAGTTTGCTATTTTTTCTTACAGCCTTTCTGCGTCGAATGGGTTAGGCATCATCGCTTATCCCTTTTCAGTTTTGCTATCGGGTTGTTCCACGCGTCAATATCCTCCTGGATAAGTTTTCCTTTCCCTTTGCATAGTTCGCATTTTGGCAGCAACCCAAAGCACTCAGGACACTTAACAAATGGACCAAACTCTCTCTTCCATGAAAGCACGCGAGCATTGATGATTACCTTGTTTAAACTCTCCATCACTCCTCCTGCTGCGGTGCTGCTGCTATCATCCTGCGATAGACATCGTAAGTTCCAAACTGCTCATCACCAGCCTCAAGCATTTCATGGGTAGGCTCAACCGGTACCAACACCCAACCATCCGGAATCACCGGAGAGTTGCCGCCTAGCGCCGGAGCGATACAGTTTTGCGCCGGACAGCAATCGGATTGCGCTGGAGAGTTACCATTCTGAAGCATGGCGGCGCGGCAGGCGTTCCAGCCATCAGCATACGAAACCTCGCAGCAAACACCTCCCTGGTCATCCATCGCATCCGGCACAGACACCGGTGCTGGCGGGGCGGTGTAAAACTTCGTGCCAAGCGGCAACCGTTTCATCTTGCTCGCTCCCTTAATAATTCGGTGAGTTGATGCTCCACCGAGGTCTACCGTGCCGTCCATAACCAGTCCAGCACGCTGCTCGGAAACCTCACCCACAACCTCCGCTTCGAGCGAAGCCAGCGCGATACGCAGCGCAGCCAGCGTGTTGCTGTCGTCTTCGTCCAACCCGAACGGGATTTCATCGCGTGTGGCTTCCATCCCGGCAATTTTCTGCTGCAGCCATTCTTTGGTAAGTGCTCTCATGATTCCTCTCCTTTACCGGCTGCGGCTCTGTCGATTATCTTTATGAACTCAGCAGCGCCTATATCACCCAGCCCTGCGTACTCACTGATGAACTTTCGACCTGACCTGATGATTTCGGTAAGCTCAGCAATCCGCTTCTCTGCGGCTTCAGCCCTAGCTTCCTGTACATGCGCCTCCGTCCATCCAGCATTGGAATGTGCCGTCGTTGCTTTCAGATCGTCGATCTGCTTTTCTTTGGCTTCCAGCTCATCCAGCAGCGCCAGAACTCGCGCTGCCGTGAACGTTTTGCAGAACTCGTGTGCTGGCTTCCATTCTGGCTTGGCTGGATCGACAACATCACCGAATTCGCCAACCGCATACCATGAAGGGGCTAATTTTGCTGCTACAGCAAGATTGCGCAGCGCCTGTTTGTCGATGTTGCTCATTGGGCGGCCTCCGCTCTTTTTCTAGCACTGAAGCGAGGTACAGTTTCCATTTCAACCGCGAATACACCTACGCTCTCGCCGTCAATGAATAGCTCGATATCCAATGGCCAGTCTGATTCCCAACCGTCATGATTGTCGAAATAATCAAGGGCAGCATCTTGCGATAAGCTTTCAAATTCCCACTGACAAGTGAATTCATCGATGTGTCGAGGATCGAGGAAATATGCACCCTCAGGAAACGTGCCTGCATCGCTAACTACGTACTGGATTACGCTCATGACTGCACTCCTTTGCGAAGCTGGGCAGCGAACTCATCACATACGTGAGTTAAAGAGCAAAGTTTTATCGCCGGATGTTCGCGCAACATCTCCACACCCTGAGCACGCACTTCAGCCAGGAAAGCGTCGGTCGCTGGGGTTTCATTCAGGGCACGACAGACATCATCATTTCCGGATATGTTTTCTTCCCCACAAGCTTCGCAGACAGTAAATCCAGCGGCATGGCAGCTAATGGCATCTTTCAGCCCAGCGTTCTCAGAAGCCAGCTTTTCGTAATCTGCATAACTCACCAACCCGCCTTTGTCGTCTGCAACAAGGCCAGACTGAAAATCGTATCTATAACGTTTCACGCTCATACCCCTACCCTCCCCCAAACCATCAATACTCGCTTCATAGCCGCGCTGTTTCGGCACTCCTGGCAGATAACGTTCGTCTCTGTGCGCTGCACCAGCTTCGAATTACCCTTCGGCATGGTCGGTATGGTTTCCGGTGCGTATTTCATGCCGTAGCTGGTCAGCCGATATAGCCGCTGGCCATGCTTACCTTTGAACTCGATCAGGCCGTCTGCAAACAACGTGCTTAACGGGCCGGAAATCTTTTTGGTGGTCATGCCGATCATGCTGGCAATACGAGCACTGTTCAGGCCCGGGTTATTACGCAGGGCTGCAAGAATCTGCCCACGGATTGTTATGGTCATCTCACACCATCCCGTTCGACTTGTTGCGGTTGTACTTGGCCTGAAGCAGTTGGATCGGCGTCGGTCCGTGCTCGGCAGCCGGGGCTGCAATCGCCCGGCGTACCGGCGGTACTGGCTTACCCTCGGTGACGCGCTTCTCCCACATATCCAGCAGATCGCCCGCCTCGCGTGCCAGTTCACCATGAGTCAACTGGCGCTCTGTGCTGCGATGACGCAGTTCAACGCAGATGTGGTACATGACCGGCTGCGACCAGGGGAAATGCTCACTGGAGGTGAATTCAAACGAACGGTTACGCCAGTCCCAGTATTCGGCGATCACCTGATCAACGGTGATGCCAAGCGCCCCGCCACTCTGTTTGCACCAGGCGACGAACTGGCCCGGCGACGGCAGGAATGGGCGCTCCTGGCGGCGGGCAATGCGCATACCGGCATCGACTTGCGCCATTGAGTGGATCCCGTTCTCCTGAAACGCCAGCAGCCACTGACGGCGGAATTCGTTCAGGTCTTCCTGGGTGCGGAAGTTCGCCATGCTGGCCGGGAACGCGGCGCGCAGCTCGTTGAACAGCTTGTTGAATACCTGCGCCACCTGCTCGACCGGGGCGCGTTCCTGATACTGCTCTGGCAGGTTATGAGCCATGCGACTCATCTGCTCGCGGTCGTGGTTACGCATCTGCTCTGCAAGAGATTTCATCGGATCACCCCGTAGGCCCAGTCAGTGTTATTGAAGTCCAGATCCGGCTTAGCGGCGCGCTGATCGCCACCAGCATTGCGCTGCATTGTCAGCTTGTCCCACTGCTTACGCAGGCTTTCCGGGCTCAGGATGTTGGTCTGCCAGAAGTGGTGTTTGCTTGCCCAGTCATACAGCGCGCAGATGTCCTGGTGCGACCGGTTGTCTATCTGGCGCATCAGGCGAACGGTGTTAGACCAGGAGGTCATGTCCGGGGCTTTGCAGGTTGGGTTAATCTGCTTCACCCTGGCAGATATCCATTGGGCGGTTTTGAGGTCTTCAGCAGAACCCCACTTCGCACCGGATGGCGTGTATACCTCAGCTTCAGGATGAGCTGATAAAAATTTCTTCAGACGTGCGTCAGAGGATTCGTCAGAATTCTCGGACGAAGATCTTTTAATACTGTTCTTGTTCTTGTATTGGGTGTCTACCGTTTTCGGGAAGGTTATTCCTGATTTCGGGAAGGATTTTCCCGTTTTCGGGAATTTTCTTCCCGTTTCCGGTTTGTCTAAAATCCAGGCTGAAAGGTCAGTGTTTACACCGACGATTTTCATCATGCCCTGCTTCTGAGAGAAGATGATTTTGCGTTCTGCGAGAGACTTAATCGCGTCCGATACATGCGTATCGCTAAGGCCCGTAAGCTCAGCAATAACCGTATTTGTCACGCGGTCCTGTTTCTTGTTCCAGCCGTAGGTAAGCCAGATCACCGCCTCAAAACATTGCCATTCCCGGCCTGACAGTCTCAGGCGAGGCTTAAGCTGTTGGATCTCGTTAGCGACCTTGGTATACCCGTTCGACAGGTCGGCCATACGACCTCCCGGTTGTTCGGTTTTATTTGGGAAATTGATAATTTCAGCGGTGTTTGACATACTTACTCCCGTTACTTGGCGTAACACAGTGTTTGGAAGGCCTTTGAAGTGACCGCTTCAAGGGCTTTTTCTTTTCTGGTGCCTCTCACATAACCCCCAGCATCGACGTAACCATCGTCATTAGCGGCCCTACCTGCTCCGGCATGAGGCGGAAGAGCGACGCTATACCCTCGCTTACCTCTTTCAGCTTCTGATGCTCTGGAGCGTCCAGCAGCACTGCCTGTTTAGCTTCAGCACACTCTTTCATCGCGGATGCGATCAGCGACATCGTGTCGTTCTTCGGCGCCAGACGGTTGCGATATTCCAGCGGCAGCACGGCCATGATTGCGGGCGTCAGCTGGCGCACGTTCTCGCGGTACTGCTCAGAGTCGAAACGGTTATCCAGAAAGCGAAAAAGTTTCTGGCGCGCCCTGCTGATGTCTTCCGGGAAGCTGATGGCGGTCCCGCCCTGCTCCCGGTATTCGTTGATGATCAGCGCCGAAACGACGTCCTGATTGTCCAGCGCCGACGACCATGCCCGGACCGCATCGCGGATCTTTTCGTGGTCTGGCGCCGCCTTAGGTTGAGCGCGGTTTATCACCGCTCCCGGGTGTATTCCGGTATTGTGTTGATACGCAAGTGAATGCATTGCTTTCCCTTTCGTTGTTAAGGCCGCCGTTAAGCGGCATGGTTGTCAGGGTGTGGAAAGATGGACGGCAGATCCGGGCGGAATTCATGAGCCTGGATTTCACCACCAACCGCTTTCACCAGCTCAGGAACGTGAACTGGGGAGATGCGTTTCTTTCCGTTAAGCCAGTCGCAGATAGTGGACTGAGCTTTGCCGCAACGTTTTGCCAGTTCTTTCTGGCTGCCAGCGATGGCGATCGCTTTCTCTACTGCGGAGTTCTTCTCTACTGTTGGGGTCTTCATAATCACCTCAGCTATCAGTTTAAAGCGATTATGGTTATCACTTTAGCGAATGTCAATCGCATAGGCGATTTTTTGCTAAATAATCGCTTGAGCGATAGAGTTAAAGGAGTCATTTACAGAGGTGAATATGGGATTCTCAGAGCGCTTAGCGCAGGCAATGGAAAACGCTGGATATACACAGGGTCGATTAGCTAAAGAGGTCGACATGGCTCAGTCCAGCGTTAATAAGTTACTAAAGAATGCTAAAGGCTCTCGAAAAACCGTTGAGATTGCCTCTGTACTTGGTGTTCGCCCTGAATGGCTTTCTACTGGTGAGGGGGAAATGGCTGCCGGTGGCGCCAGGGAGTCAACTGCGCTATACCAGGTTAAGCCGTCACTGAATGGGATTTATCGCGTGGATGTACTCGACGTTAAAGCCAGTGCTGGGCCGGGCACACTGGTCACTAGCGATTTCATTGAAACTATTCGGGCCATCGAATACACGAATGAGCAGGCGCGAGCGCTGTTTGGCAACCGGCCAGCTACACACGTTAAGGTCATTACCGTTAATGGTGACAGTATGGATGGCACCATTTCGCCTGGAGATCAGATCTTCGTTGATACCGGCGTTACGCATTTTGATGGTGACGGGGTATATGTCTTCGTCTTCGGCAAAACACTGCATGTTAAGCGACTTCAGATGCAGCGTGACCGTCTGGCAGTAATATCCGACAACCCCATTTACGAGAAGTGGTACGTTGAGCCAGAGGACGAGGACGCGTTCTACGTCATGGCAAAGGTACTACTCAGACAGTCAGTCGACTATAAACGATTCGCATAACCCGCTCCGGCGGGTTTTTTATTGTCCGCAGATCCATCCTCTCTTTCTCACCCCTTCTAAAAACCAAATCCTTATCACTTTTTTCTTCAGAAAATAAAAAAATATCGCTTTAACATTCAATGAATTATCGCTTTATCGATGATAAATATCGTTTTGGCGATTGACTCAAATAATCGCTTTAGCTATTGTTAGTTCATCGAAACGAAACATCGATAGCTGAGCGAAGTTAGCCAGCGGCGAAGTTGAGATTCGGTCAGTCGAACGGCGCGACAGTAAACCATGCGTCGGACGCCCGGCGGGCTCAGGGAGAGCGGCAATGGTGCGTAACTGGAATGTTTTGGGCTGGCAGACGGTTATCAGCTAGTTGGTGAGGTAATGGCTCACCAAGGCGACGACGGCCTTCCCTGCTTCATTGTGGGGAGCCAGCACCAAAGCATTTCTCCCGCATCAGCGGGTAACGACAGAGGGTTTTATGGCAGACGACGATTATACGATGGGAGAGTTTTGGCGAGACATGAAGCCAGAACTTAAAGAGCGGCGCAGGATAGCGCGCAACTCGGCACATGAAGGGATGAAGGCATTCTTTCAGCGTAATGGAGTTGAGTTCGAAGAGGGAGTAAACACCCTCATATTTCGCACACCGCAAGGCAGTGTTGCTTACTACCCGCCAAGCAAGCGGATGCAGCATAAAACTACATGGCGAACATGCAGCCCTACGGCTTGCATGAATTACGTCAACAAACTCAGAGCCGCCTAACAAGCGGCTTTTTTCATACCCAAACGGGTTCAAAGAGCCTGTTTCGTTATGACAACCGGCGGCCATCCACCGCCAGTTGAAACTCGGAATAAATGCAATAAATGCGTTGAAGTCTTGTATTAACCGTTCCGTTCGCCGCGATAAGGCCAAGAGGATTTATGACAGTCACCCACAACGGCAAGCAGTACACCGCCAAAAAGCTCAACTATAACGAGTGGCAACTGACGTCGCTATCGGCACCGCGGGAAAAACTGGTGCTGAACCGCTGGCAGATGCATATCGCTGGCCTCCTGGAACAGGTTGAGGTGAAGGTATGATTGGAATGCACTACGGCACCGCATCAGTGCCACGTAGCGAGGTTTTACCGGGCACAATGCTGCAACACCACGGCAAAACTTATCGCGCCTCTGCGAACGTTGAGAAAGGCCTGTACGCCTTCAACATCTTCGAAAAAACCATCATCAAAAGTGATTCCGTCGTTGTGCTGCTGAATGAGCGCGGCGAGCCAATGGTTCACTGATACCAACCACCCTGTTCAACCGATCGGCCTGGCTCAATGCGGGCGGGATCTGCACATCCAAATTTCAGGAGTTCAGCCATGAACGCATACCTCACTTACGACCGCATCGAAGATCGGCGCAGGGTTGAGCAGCAGCTCGACGACGAGAAAGAGAAGTGGATCGACGACCGGGCACAGCAAATCATCGACATGATGCCAAAAGAGCCGTCCGGCCTCTTCCACTTCTCGGTCCCGATTGACTCCAGCCCATACGAAGGACTTCGCAGCGATAAAGCTGGCGAAGCCTACAACGATTTCATTTCGGCAGTTGCTTACGCCCAGGCGGAATACGACTGGGAACACCGTACCGGCTGCCCGTTTTAAGGAGAGAGTTAATGGCCCGCAGAAATTTACTCCACAAATCGAAATTAGCCGACTTTAAGGAGTGGCTCTCGATGAACGGAGTTCAGTGGAGAGATGGGAAAGGTAGTTACCAGGTGATCCAGGTGAATACGGGATGCGGCTGGACACCAATTTATGACAGCAGCAAAGAGCGACGCGAGCATTTCACTATTCAGGATGCTCTCAGGCCTTTGGTAAACAGATTCATCAGAGAGGCTGCAAAATGACAGATTCAAAAACACATTACCGCAAGGCATTTGACTCCCCTTACCTAAGCAGCGCCGACATCGTTGAGCCAACGGTGCTGACGATCGCCCGGGCAACGTTAGAAAACGACAAAACAAAAAAATCCAAAGACGTTTTTAACACTGCTTATTTTGAAGAGCGCGAGCTGCGCCCCGGCGAAAAGCTCAAGCCGATGATTCTGAATGCCACCAACAGCAAGATGCTGAAAAGCATTACCGGCTCGCCATTCCTTGAAGATTGGGTTGGCGTAAAGGTCACGGTCTACGTCGATAAAAATGTCCGGTTCGGAAAGGAATCGGTTGAAGGCCTCCGCTTAAGCCCGGCGCGCGTTACAAAGCCGGTGCTTTCGCCGGATAAAACGCAGGCATGGAATAACGCTAAAGCAGCATTCAAACGCGACGGCAACCTTGATGCAGTGCTGGCGAGAATGGATATTTCTCCGGAGCATCGCCGCCAGCTTGAGCAGGAGTGTTCATCATGATCTGGCACGACGTCGAGCAAAACGGTGAGGAGTGGGATGCTCTTCGCCTAGGTAAGGCAACCGCTTCAAACTTCGGCCTGATCATGGCTAACGAAGGAAAGGCGTTTGGTGAACCAGCCAAGCGTTACGCCCTTCAGCTGGCGCTTGAGCAAATTAAGGGGTGCAAGTCTGAGTTTGGCTTCTCAAACGACCACATGGAGCGCGGGCACGAACAGGAGCCAATTGCCCGCATGCTGTACGAAGAGATGAACTTCGTCGACGTGGATAACGGCGGGTTCTTTGATCACGAAACGTATGGTGACAGCCCCGACGGCCTCGTTGGCCAGGACGGGCTCGTTGAGATTAAGTCGGTCATTGCCGCCACCCACTACTCCACCATCACCCGCGGCTCCTTCGATCCGGCATACAGATGGCAACTGGTCGGTCACCTTGATTGCTCCGGCAGGGATTGGGTGGACTTCATCAGCTACTGCTCAGACTTCCCGGACGGTAAGCAGCTCATCGTCTATCGCCTTACAGCTGCTGAATGTGAATCAGAAATAGCCCGGCTTCGCGCGCGCAGAAAAGACTTCCTCGAACTTGTTGCGGACACGAAGCGCCGCATTCTGGAGCTCGAATGAAACGCACACCTTTCTATCGCAGGCCCGGGCGAACCGGGCAATTCTCCGGCCTCCGTGAACGCGTTATCTGGATGATTCAGACGCGCGGCCGCCCGGTAACGGGCAGCGAAATCGCAGAGAAGTTTGGCGTAACGCTGATTGAGTTTAACCGGGTAGCCAACGGTATTACCCGCGGCTCCGGACAGATAGCACAGATCGTTGAGTCGGAAAAATGGCTGAACGAGGACGGTATTTGCGACCGGACATTCGACCTTGTCACCAAGCCAAAGGTCGTAACGCCGCAGGGTAAATCGCGGTTGTTCACCCGGCGCGCCATAGAGCAATCGCAGGAAGGCAGACGGCAGGAGTGCATTCAACGTGCAGCACGCCGTCGCCGCCTGATTGCTCAGGGCCTCTACATCGACGAAATGGAGTCCATCCTATGACTCACGCTCACGACGACATCAGGGTTGGCACACTGTGCCTTCCCTTCACTGGTAACGGCTGGCTAATGCCATGGGGTGAAGTGGTCAGCAATCCACTAAAGGCGCAGCGGCTCGCTGAGGAATATCGGGAAAGGCAGGAGGCGGCATGACAGCGAAATACTCACTTCTGTATGTCGATCCGCCATGGTCTTACGGCAACACCATCAGCAACGGAGCCGCTGCCGATCACTACTCCACCATGAAGCTCATCGACATCAAACGCCTCCCGGTATGGGAACTCGCCGCCGAAAACGCGGTGCTGGCGATGTGGTACACCGGCACGCATAACCAGGAGGCGATTGAACTAGCCGAAGCTTGGGGTTTTACCGTTCGCACGATGAAGGGCTTTACCTGGGTGAAGCTGAATCAGAACGCGGAACTGCGCATCAACAAGGCGCTGGCCGAGGGTGAAGTCACCGACTTTTACGACTTCCTCGATCTGCTTAACGCCGAGACGCGCATGAACGGCGGAAACCACACCCGGGCCAACACCGAAGACCTGTTGATTGCCACCCGCGGCGCCGGGCTGGAGCGAAAGCATGCCGGGATTAAGCAGGTGGTCTACAGCCCGCTCGGCGCGCACAGCGAAAAGCCGTGGGAAGTGCGTCATCGGCTGGAGTTGCTTTATGGCGATGTGCCACGCATTGAGCTGTTTAGCCGCAGTGCCGCCCCGGGCTGGCACCACTGGGGAAATCAGTGCGCCACCGCCGCGGTGGAACTGCTGCCCGGCTGCGCCATCAATGTTGTTAAGACGGAGGCTGCATGACGCCAGCAAATGAAAACGCCATCCGCGCCGCCTGCCGCCGCTGCACCGAGGAAATCCAGCAGGCCATGCGCAAGAAGCCAAAGCCTAACTGGAACGAAACGGTGCCTCTCATCATCAACAAGCATCACAAGAAAATAGAAGCTCTGGGAGTTAGCCTCCTGGAGTTCGTCGTCAAAACTGGCCGCCTGAACAAAAGGTTTGGAGTTGAGCAATGACCCTTACGCAAAACAGGCTAAAAGAAGTGCTTCGATACGACCCTTTAACAGGTTTTTTTTATTGGCTAAACCCTACCGCCTATTGCATGCATCCAGGTGATGTTGCTGGGTTTGTAGATTACACAGGCTATGCCTACATAAAGGTAGATAGGGTTAAATATTCAGCTCACAGACTGGCGTGGCTATATGTTCATGGCTCTATGCCGGAAGAACAAATTGACCATGTAAACAACAACAGATCGGATAACAGAATATCAAATCTTAGGCTCGCCTCTCGTTCACAGAACATGATGAATCAGTATGTCAGAAAGGACAGCATTTCAGGGGTAAAGGGGGTTGGGTGGGATAAGAAAATGCAAAGCTGGAGAGCTCGCTGTCAGGTTGGCGGTAAAAGGGTTGTTATAGGCTGGTTTGACTCCGTAGAGGAGGCAGAAGAAAGCCTGAGAGTTTACAGAGAACAATATCACGGTGAATTTGCTAACCACGGAGTTAATCATGACAACAGAATTTAAAGCGTTACCCGTAGAACGCAACCAATACGGTTACTGGACTCACCCGCTTTACGATGAGTTTTGCGATGGCCGCGAATCCATTTCGCCCATTGAGTTCAACGCATGGCTGGAGAAGAACGGACTCGAGTGGAAAGTGATTTACCGCGATGAGGGTGATGTCGACACCGATGTTGACGGCTATGACATTTCATCGTGGCAACCAGAAACACCCGCCGGTGGTGGTTGGTTTGTCGGTTCAATTCACGACACGGAAGATGGCGCGGTTTGCATCTGGCTGCGCAACGTTGGCGGTGCGTCATGAACAGAGCCTCGCCCGTCGATTTGAGGAAAAGCCTCGACATTGCCAATCACCTCGCGCACATCGGGATTCGCTTTGTGCCGATCCCGGTGACGACCGATGAAGAGTTCCAGACTCTGGCCGCCGAGTTATCGAGACGGCTTGAGCAGATGGCAGTCGAAGCCGAGAAGAATGAAGGCGGTGCAGCATGAAGGCACTAATAACCAGGTCGCTAAAGCGGCCTTTTTTATTGCTGGCGTTCACATTCAACCGAATTAACCGACAGTTCCGGGAGCATTGACCATGGACATCATCGATACAGCAGCAGAGATTGAAGAGCTTCAGCGTAACGCTGCCCTTTCCGCTCACCGCATAGAACGTAACGCCGTGTCAGCTGAGCATTGCGCGGAGTGCGACGAACCAATTCCCGAGCCGCGGCGCGCTGCCGTTCCCGGCTGTCAGACCTGCGCCAGTTGCCAAGAAGAGATTGAGTTGAAGTTAAAAATTTTCAGGTGAAGTAATATGCAGATAGTGTTTTCTTGGATCCTACTAACATTTACAAGGATATGCTCATGAGTGGAAATGAGTTCGATTATTACGACCTAACTTCAAAAATAATCATTGGGCTGGTAACCGGTATTGTAGCTGCATTCTTAACCGCTAAATTTGCCCTCAATCGATTTTACAAAGAAAAGTGGTGGGAAAAACGACTGGCCTCATTCACCGATGTAATCGATAAAGCATATAGGGTCAAAATGACTGACCGCTATTTTCTGAATCTAGAATATAGCCTCACGCAGGAACAAGATGAAACGTTTAACAGACACCCTCCTGAACAGGAAAAGTTACTCACAGACCTTTATTGGGAGGATATACAGGAACTTGAGCGAATAGCTCAACTTTCTGATTTTACGTTAACCCCAAAAGCATCTAAGTTGTTGAATGATTTCGTCAAAATGAGAGCAGAAACTCGCTCAGACTATAGGGATGATGCAATAAATTCCCTGGATGGCGCTGAAGCAGATCTTGGGGCATCAGAAACATTACTGGATGGGCTTGTGCAGGAAGCTAAAAGGGCACTGAAAATAAAGTAATATTTACAATCACTAACAACTAAATCTCACCGCCTACGGGCGGTTTTTTCTTATCTGATTTCGATTAATCAACACGTCAACGCGGCCTCGCTTATAATGCCTGGCGGCTAAGGAGTTCTCATGGCTAAGCTTCTCAACTTGCAGGAATGGGCTGCTGAGGTCTACACGACTCCCCCCTCCCTTTCTACTCTGCGTCGATGGACGCGGGAGGGGCGAATTTATCCCGCGCCAGAACTGCACGGAAAGGAATATAAGGTTCAGCCTGACGCTATCTATGTGGATCCGCGCAAGAAGAACCTGCGCGCTAAACCGAAACACACCAAACTGCCGTCCGGCGGTACCTTACTGGAGAGACTGACTCATGGCGAAAAGGCCAGTACGTTACGACGCTAACCTGCCCCGTAACCTGACCTACCGTAAAAGAGACAGACTTTACAGCTGGCGCAATCCGGTGACCGGGCAGGAGATTTCTCTTGGCCGGATTGATCGCAAGGATGCTGTTGCCCAGGCCATTGAGGCCAACAACTACATCAACCAGAATTACCTTCCCTCTTCTCTCCTGGATCGCATAAAAGACGTGCCCACTTTCACAGTGGCTGCATGGCTGGAGCGTTACGAGGTGATTCTCGAGCGGCGCGAGCTGAAACCAAACACGATGAAGGTCAGGAGAAACCAGATCGCCACCATTAAGGAAGAGTTCGGAAAAATTCCCCTCACTTCTGTCACGACAAAGGACATCGCCTCATTTCTTGAGTCTTACATTCTTTGCGATAAAAAGAGCATGGCTTCCGGGCTGCGTTCTGTCTTAATGGATATCTTCAGGGAGGCGATCGTAGAAGGACATGTCGACAGGAACCCGGCTGAGCCGACGCGAACGCCGACGCCGAAAGTTAAGCGAGAGCGCCTGTTGCTCGAACATTTCACCATCATCCGCCAAGCCGCGTTAACCCATTCTGACTGGGCACCAAATGCATGCGATCTGGCACTGGTTACCGGTCAGCGGCGTGAGGATATTTCGCTGTTCAGGTTTAGTGACATTAAAGACGGGAGACTTTTCGTTACTCAGGAGAAAACTGGTCACAAACTGGCGCTACCCCTTGATTTGAGGCTGGACGTCGCCGGGCTTGTGTTGCAGGATGTCATTGAGCGATGCCGGGTAAACAACCCTTCCGACTTCATGCTTTACTCACCGGTTCGCCGCGGGGGGAGAAAGCCGGGGCCGCTAACTCCTGACGGTCTTACCCAGGCGTTCGCAGAGATAAGGGATTCGACCGGGTTAAAATTCGGACCTAACCCACCGCCTTTCCATGAGATCAGGAGTCTGGCGAGCAGGCTATATGAAAAGGAGCGCGGAGAAGAATTTGCTCAGCGTTTACTCGGCCACAAAAATTTAACAATGACCAAAAAATACCTGGACGCACGCGGTGCAGAGTATGTTATGGTTTAGACAGGATATGGAATATTCGAGTAATTTTCGGGGGATTTCGTGTTGAGACCGAAAAAACCTTTGAAAAACAAATAGATAAAAAGAGACCGAATACGATTCCTGTATTCGGTCCAGGGAAATGGCTCTTGGGAGAGAGCCGTGCGCTAAAAGTTGGCATTAATGCAGGCTCAATCGCCTTGCCCTTTAAGAATAGATGACGACGTCAGGTTTTCCAGTCCACAGCAAAAGTGGTCTGAAAAAAAGCGTCAGAACATCACTAAATGTGAAAAACCGCAGAGCTTTTACAAGCACCTGCGGTTTTTTTTTACTGGAAACCTGACGGCTAGCAGAGCTTTTCAGCGCGCTCAATAAACGGTGCCAGACTCTTCTTCTGCCCGGGGTTTGCCGGGTCATCTACCTGGATCACGCTGACAGGCTGTCCGTTACTTTTCCCGCTGGCAACCTGCTGCTCCGCCACGTCATTTAACGGATACTGCACGAGCGTACTGGGATTGATGACATACAGCGCGTTACCGGGACGGCAGGTAAGCATGACTTCTTCACGATTAAATGCCCAGTTGTCCTTACCCACTTCAAACCGGCTGACAGTGATGACCTGCGGCGCGGCTAACGCACTGCTGGCACAGGTGAGAAGTAAAAGAGAAAGCAGTGTCTTTTTCAT